TTGAAAAAAAATATTTTTATTTATTGCGCTTAAAAAATTGAATCATGATTAATAAAAAAAATGTATTAATTCATATATGCATCTATTAAAATTTAATTTGTTAAATCTATTGTATAATATCTCAAACATGAATTTAATATTTATATGCATGATAGTTATTAATATAAATAGGATCAATTTAATTTAAATAATAGTAATTATATAAAACTAATTAATGATCCATCGAATAAATAACAATTGCAAATATGGAATTAAGGACTAGGAGAATCGGATCAAAACTACCAATACGAAAAAGTCAAAAAAAGTGGATTTTTTTGGTAATTTTTGAAATGACTTCATTTTTGAAAAAATCGACTTTTCCAACGAAATGATGAATACCAGCCAATTTTCAGAAAAAAAAAGTCGTCACAAAATTGAGCCAAAAAAACGAAAAAAAAACATCGCCACAAAATTGAACGAAAAAAATGAACTAATCGGAAATTCCGAACAGTTGAAAAAAAGTAGCGAAAATGATTCAAAATTTGCCATCAAGAAATACGTTTAATTGATAAGTTTTTAATACGTTGGAGTTTCCCACCTTATTTTTCAAAACTTTATAGTCACCACAAAATTTTGGGGATTTTTTGTTTTTTTACTTATATTGATTTTAAACTATTTCAATTCTTATTATAAATAATCTGTTGTTTTTAAAATAAGAAACCGCCATTATATAAATAATAGCGGTTAATTAAAATAATCAATATGAAAAAGTCAAAAAAAGTGAATTTTTTTGGTAATTTTTAAAATGACTTCATTTTTGGAAAATTTATATTTCCCTTAAAATCTCAAAAATATCGCTTTCATGGATATTTTCAATATATTCTTGCATCAATGAAACTTTGTAGCAAATTTTTGAATATAATTCACCATCGAATTTTCCTTTAAAACGTCTTATGCGTAAATAGTCAGGAAAATTGGAGAAAATCATTTTTTTTTCAATTGACTTATAAAATTCCTCCTCCATTTCATCAAGTCCTAATTCAAATTGTTGTTTTCTTGCTTCACGTTCAATCAGATAATCTGGAGTATCCATCAAGGTATAAATAATCGAATAATTTTCACGATCCCACAAAGCGCAATAGCCAATTCCTTGATATTTGTAACGTTTTGTTTTAAGTGAACTATCAAATAATGGAAATGTACTTGAATCCCAGGAGCATTTAATGTCGATTATTTCCGAATCAAATTCATCGTCAATGTCACATTCACCAATTATAAAATCGTTTTGTTTTCGGAGCTTATTTTTCTCCCAATATGAATATCCGAATTTTTTGGAAACATATTGAATCGCTTCATTTTCCTTCTCAATTCCCTTAGTCAAATATTTTGATTGAATGCTTGATGAAAAAGTTTCTCCATATAATTCTGGTTGCGACTTCATCCAATTAAACATTACTTTGTAGGTAGAATCGGTAAATTCTTTTTTCTCAGGTGAAATGTCCGCAATTTGCGAACACCTCACTTTAAATTTTTTAGAGAATTTCATCGTCTTGATTTATGTTTCGTAAAATTGCTAAATTTTCATCCGTTATTTGTCTAGTTTCTAGCAATTGTTCAATTGAAGACGTTCCATTTTTAATAGCTTCAATTGCAGCGTTCCATTTTGGATTTTCTGGACCAAAGAAAGGTTTTTCAACTTTTATTATTGGAGCTTCCGAACGAACTCTCACGGCATCAACAAAGTCACCGAATGCCCTTACTTTAATTGTGTAAAGAGTAATGTATTTTCCAGCCCAATCCTCTACATAAGGAGATTTTAATGCTTTTGCGATCGCTTTACTATTCGTTGCATTTACAATTAATGGTTTATGTCCTTCAATTTGAGCAACCATACACAATTCTTTTTTATCTCCATTTTGAACAGGTTCTTGTTTAATGGATGTGATTCGAACATTTAATTCAAATGTTTTGTCTTCGTTAAACAAGTCTTGACTTCCGAAATAGTCATTGTTTTTAAGTTTTTTCCAATGTGTTTTCATAACTTTTTTTAATTTATTTTAACAAAGATATGTATTTATATCGAAATATTTAATATTTTTGTATAAAATCAATTAAAAATATGGAAACAATTTATTTTCAACCTCCAGGAATTAACCCACAATATTGTGAAGTTGGAATAATTTCGGAAACGGATAACGATTTTATATGGTATTTAAGAGAACCTTGTAAAATTTTAATTAGCGATGTTAAAATGATCCCAAAAGAAAATGTAGTGTACAATAAAAAAAGTCGTTTATATAGTGTTATTTCGTCAAATGGATTATAACGTTTTCGGGCTTGGCGAAGTGCCGCTACTCGAAACTTGAATTTTAGCACTAACTGTCATGCGGCATTTTGCCAAACCCGTGTTATGCGTACGTGGCGGTTAATTAACGATAAACTTAATTAGAATGAAGAAATATAAAATAATTTATGCAGACCCTGCTTGGAAATACAACGACAAGCAAAATACACCTAAACTTGGAGGTGCAGTAAAACACTATCAAACAATGACAATAAAAGAACTTTGCAACTTACCGGTGAAGTGCCTTACAGAAGATAACGCTGTTTTATTTATATGGACTACAAGCCCACTACTTGAAGAAACATTTGCGGTTATTAAAGCGTGGGGCTTCAAATATAAAAGCAGTTTTGTATGGGATAAAATAAAACACAATATGGGGCATTATAATTCTGTAAGGCACGAACTTTTATTGATATGCACCAAAGGAAGTTGCACACCTGAAATAAAGAAATTGTTTGATAGTGTTGTTTCAATAGAACGCACCGAACATTCAAAGAAGCCCAAGTATTTTGCGGACTTAATTGATACGATATATCCATCAGGAAACCGAATAGAATTATTTGCAAGAGATGTAAAGCAGGGTTGGGATGTTTGGGGCAACGAGGCAGAAGGGTCTATCAATTTGGAAACGTATCGTAGCCATTACGCATAACACCCATATACACGCAATGCGTATACACAATAAAAAAATAAATTAAATTTTTTTAATCTTATATCAAAATAATCATTATATTTGTAGAAATTATTAATCAATCATATGAAAGCAACAGAATTTATTGAAGAAGAATGCAAAAAAAGAAACATTAAATTGTTTGAATTTTTAGCTCAAAGTGGAGTAAGCCGTGAAGTATGGCATTATTGGAGATTAAAGAACCCAAAATCTTTAGATCAATGGTTCAAATTATTAAGTAACTTAAATCAACACGATAACAATGAACAAGACAATTCTAACGGGTAATGTAGGCAAGGATGCCGAAATTAAAACATCAAGTGATGGAAGACAATTTGCAGTCTTTAATGTTGCAAATACGGAAAAATCAAAAGATAATGAGATTACCAATTGGTACTCATGTTTCATTCAAAATGAACGAATGTTACAATCTACATTGATTAGTTACATTAAAAAAGGAACAAAAGTTTTAATTGAAGGTAAACTTTCTGCTAGAATCTGGACCAAAAATGATGGAACAAGTGAAGTAAATTATGTTCTAAATGTAAATAATTTAGAATTATTAGGTGGTGGTGAAAGAAGAGAAATAACACCTCCAATTGTAACCGAACAACCTATTGAGCAACCAGTAGTTTTAAATGAACAAGTAATAGTAACGGAAGACGATCTTCCATTTTAAAATAAAAAACCATGTTATTTCAATCAAAAATCAAGTACACAAAACAACTCGAAGACGGATCATTCAAAAGAGTTAGTGAAGAATATTTATTTGCTTCCGAATCATTTACTGATTGTGAAGCTAGAATAAATGAAGAATTAGGAAAACAAATAAGAGGTGAATTTAATATATTAGCTATTAAATTAGTTTCTTATAAAGACATTTTTATTGATGAATCTGATAGTGATGTTTCGTTTTATTCATGCAAAGTGAAGCATTTAAATTTAGATTCGGAAAAAAATGTTAAATCTAAATTTTTAATTTCCGCTCCATCAATTGAGGATGCTCAAAAAGATTTAAAAGAAATGTTAGGTCCAGTTTTACATAACTTCGAACTTGAATCAATTGTTGAGACTAAAATAATTGAATTTTTCCCACATGAGGATATTAGAGACGAGCAAGCAGATAGCGCAGTTCAAATCTAAAGTAAACACTTACTTTAAAGCAGGGTGGAAGGTTGATGAAATAGCCGTCCACCTTGGAGTAAGTAACAATACTTTAAGAAGTTACTATCAAATGATTCCATTAATAATTGCTCCATCATTAGGTTGCCGAAAAGAAACTTATTTCACGGAACAAGAATTAATTGAAGGTTATAAAGTTCCAACTTATGATGATTTATCGGAATCAGAAAAAGAAATTTATAATAATTTAAATAAAATAGAATGAAAAAATTATTTGCATTAATAAAACAATTGACTTGTAAACATGTATTTATTGATCTTAGAAAAATAGGTTTTGAAAGATGCATTTGGTGTAGTAAAGAAAAAAAGAAAAATTATGAAAATTAAAATTAGCACTAGAGTTGTTTTAATCTTTAAAGATTATGTTTTAAAATTTCCAATTAGTTTAAGAGGTTATTTGCAATGTAAACAAGAAGAATTTATATGGGCAAAATATGGTCATTTAGGACTTCTTGGAGAGCTTTATTGGTGTAAGAGAGGAGTTATATGTATGAAGCGATATAAACCTATTAAAGAGGTTCATCATTTAGAAGTTTTTAAGATTAAAAACAATATTGAAGAATTAGATATAGTTATGTGCGATTTATATAAATATAGCAATTGGGGAATTGATGATAATGGTAAAAAAATATTAATTGATTATGGAATTAGTGAATTAATCTCAAAACTTTATAATATATGAAAACATTAATTTTTTTAGCGACATTTTATGGTGGAGTTTTCCATGGTAGATTAACCGCTTCGGGTGAAAAATTCGACAAAAACAAATTTACTTGTGCATCCAATTATTATAAAATTGGTACAATGTTAGAAGTTACCAATATTGCCAATGGTAAATCCGTTGTCGTTAAAGTAAACGATCGAGGTGGATTTAAAGGTATGAAAATAGACTTATCGGAAGGAGCATTTAAACAAATTGCCAATTTAAAACAAGGAGTTTTAAAGGTTAAAGTAGAAAAATTCAACGAATTATAATATGAAAAAAATAATTATAGTAGCAGCATTACTAATTAGTGGATGCGCTAAAGAAGACATAAACAAGCAATCATCAACTTGTGGTTTAATTGTTAGCGATAATGTAAATGATTATTCAGTAACAATTAGAAATTCTCAAAGTGGAAATTTAAAAACGTTTGTTTTATACGAAGGAGATTGGATGAATGCGCATCCTGGAAGTAATTTTTGTATAAGCAACACTACACCTTGGTAAATTTCATAAAAAAAATATTAGTATGTTAGAAAATATATTAGATTGGTTTTCTGAAGA